AAGCACTACCGGCTTGCGGCGAAACAGACGGAACGAGCCCACAGAGTCCGCATCCCGCAGCGCGAGCCGCGCGTGGCTACCGTGGTCGTGGACTATGGGCGCGGGGTCGTACTTCACTGGGCTGCCCTTCGGATGCACGCCGACGCGGCGATACGTGTCGCGGTTCGCGTAGTACAGAAGGGCCTTTCGCATGATCGCGATTTGCCGCAACAGTCCGAACATCAGTGGTGACCTCCGAAGAACGCGGCCACGCCAAGGGCGACAGCCAGGCAGAAATCAACCTTCAGGTTGATCTTGAGGAAAGCGAGCCATTCCGCCCGCGTCACGGCCATGGCTCGGGCGTGACGTCGTAGCCCATGGCGCGAAGGCACGCCGGCGCCGCTACGTCGTGGATGTAGTGCGAGCGCTGTTCGGGCCGGACGTTGCGCGGCACGATCACGCCGGCCTCGCACGCGGTTGTGTCGCGCTCAAGCTGGGTTTGACGTGCGAAGCGGCCCTGCGTGGCGCAGCCGACAACGATGACGCAAGCGATAGCCGCGGAAGCGGCGATGTAACGTTTCATCCTTGAAGCTCCATAAAAGTGCCGGCCACGGCGGAGACGCGGGGGGAGGGGAGGGACGTCCCCGCCGCAGCTGGCAACACGGGAAGGGAAATCCCGAAGAACTCGGCGACTTGCTTTGCCTCGTCATCGAGAAGGTCGAACGCGGACTCACCGACCCACAGAGTGGGCATGGAACCTAGGCGAGCGATGCGCACGTGCCGGCGCTCAGCAGCGCCGTACGCGACATGGAAGGAACAACCGGGAAGAAGCACGGCGGCCATGCAAACGGTCGTCGTACGCGACACCATCAGCTGGCGCGGCATCGCGGACGAATGCGGAAGGGTTAGGCTGCGATAGCTCACAGCACACCCGCCAACATCGCCAGGAAGCCGGGGATGATCACGCTGGCAAAGCCACAAACTAGCCAGGACACCGCGTGCTTACCGGGCTGGCGACAGCCGTCGTCGCCCGGACCAGGGCAAAGGTCACACTTACTAGAGTCCATGGCTCTCTCCCGGCTTGTATGGAGAGAGAGTACAGAATACCGAACTATTGATGCAACAGAATTCCGAACCCTTGTATTCGGAAGTCCGTACGCGTTTAGCGAGCGTTCAGATAATTAGGCAGGCATTACCTGCTGGAGACTGCGGGGTAGGTCCGCTACGGGTCGATAGCGGACCTCGCCACCAATTTAGACCGCCCCCACTTTCACTTCCCGAGGGCTTCGAATGGGAATTCCCGACCCGACAGCCAGCGCTGCCGAGGCAATAACGCCAAGGACAGATCCGCTGAGGGCTCCTTTGCCAGCGGACTTGAGCGCAATCGAAAAAGCCAGTTGATGGTCTCGCATCTCGGGGAACCAGTTCATGTAGAAATTGAAGGCCGCTAACACGCCGGCCCCAACTAATGCGCCTGCAATGCAAAGTCTTAGCCAACTGAGTTTGTGTCGGCGCCTAAGCCAAAGCACGTAAGGAAAAGCGACCAAATAGGTCGCCAGAAAGGACGCCGGTAACGAAACGATCAAGACCACTTCGACCGGGATCATGACGCTCTCGTACGACGCCAGAAGGTCCACAACAAGAAGAATCGACGGAGCGATTGCGCATACCAGCAAACCAATCCAGAGGGGACGACGGTGTTGTGGTGTCTCCATAGGCTGCTCCGTAGCCAGGTCTGTTCAGTGAGAGTGTAATGTCTGCTTCGGGTCGAAAGCGGACATTTGGCTACGGACTTCACGCCTCGCCACGTGGATACCCGCTCACACACGGTCCAACTGCTCTTCGGCCAGACAGTCCATGTGCCGATTCTTCCAGCCCGTGAGGTTGAACACGTTGCCATAGGGATAACCCGTAGGCTCATCGAAGCGCACCCATGGCGCACAGCTGAGCTCTATGACAGTTCCGGCCTGACCAACTTTTGCCTGATCAGAGGCGTCACCGCGCGCCAGTACAACACGGTCGCCTACGTTGAACTTCGCGGGGGGCACAAAGTGGGCGTTCTTCATCCTGCAGCTTGATTGGAAGCGGCTATGTGAACCGCTGCACGCATGTTAACCAATGAGAACTGTGGGTCGGAAGCGGACCTTCCATATTCACAAGATACGCGGTCTTACGAACGCTTTCGACCGTACTTCCTGCGAGTTCGGAAGACGGTAATTGACCGTTTAATCTCGCACTTGCTCATGTCATCACCGCTGCTGCTCCCCTGAAACTGTCCGCTTTGGGTTGCGGACATTACGAGCATGCCAGATTGGCTTATGGCTGGGGAATGACTATGGCGCGTTGCCTATCCATCCTCTCGCGAATGGATCGCGCGAGGCGAAGCAGCCCGGGAATGTCCAAAGGATCGTCGAGAGGGTCATATAGCGTGACCGACAAGGTGACCGTCACCGAGGTGTCCGCATGGGGGCCGTCGTTGGGCTTAGCCGAAAAATCCGTGTGGGCAAGCAGCGTATCCCGTAACGTTATCGCTTGGCCATGGAGCGCCACGCCCTGCGCGTCAGTAACGTAATCGCCGACCGCCACGCGTTCCTTTTTGCCTGCTTCATTTTGATTACCCGAGAACGGGCGCGCATAGGAAACGACAGCCGATACCTCCAAGGCCCGGCGTACGACATCAGGCCAGGCTGCCGCCTCTGGCGCCATCAGGGCCTCCATGTATTCAATCGCTTCCGACAAATCGGCACTGGACAGCACTAGCCTCGCGCGTGAAGTGGTCATGGCATCGGGTCTTATCAGTTCAATTGGGATGTCTGCGCAGGGTCAAAAGCGGACATCTCGATGCTCGTCGCCCAGCATCAACTCATGGGCGCCGCTGTCAAGACGAGCCGGGATCGAAATAAGAGCTAAACGAAGGTCCATCATAGGCACTAATGCCGTATGAGTTTTCATCTCCGGCTCACCATTCTGATCCTGAAATGGAGGACCTAAGTTGATAGCTAGAGTCTGTTTCGGTTTGATACCCTTGAGATTTATCCCTACGGACTGACTTACTGCCAGGGTGTAGTAGCGATTTTCGAGGTCCACAAGTGAATAGGCCAGGGGATGTAGTTGGTGAGTCGCCTGGAAAGCGACTTACAGCGTTGGTTGTCTACGATGACGAAGAGGTCATGACGGCCTTCTGCGACATGTTGGAGTATCTGGGTTTCGCAACTTTCGCCGTTAATGGTGCGGAGGCGGCGCTGAATGTGCTGTCCTCTGAACAACGCTTTGACCTAATACTCACCGACGTCCACATGCCTGGCGCAATGGGCGGAGCTGCACTACCCGCCGCAGTTCGACGGCTTCGTCCGGAAATGATGATGGTCGTTGTCACCAGTCATGACAGCGGATCGCTGGCCCACTTGCCCCCGGACACGGCAAGACTTAGCAAGCCATTCATGATCGCGGACCTTGAGACCCAGATAGCCAAGCTCCGCGCCAGCGGTTAGTTAGCTGGCTAACTACCGGATGTGGAATTGAGCGTCGGATGTCCGCTTCGGGTCGAAAGCGGACCTTGGCCTATACGCGGCGCTTACTGGGAGGCAAAACAGCCGCAATAGGGTAAACACCCTCAACCTTGTCGACAGCGATCGATAAGCGACTATCGTCCGCGACAGCGAGCAGGTTGTATTCGCCGTTCCTGTGCCACAGCAATTCCTTCACCGTTGATCGCCCGTCCTTCAGCTTCACGAGGACGTACTCGCCTTGCTGAGGAGTTCCATTGGGCTCCACGAGGACATACCAACCCGATCGAATGGCCGGATGCATCGAATCGCCTTTGACCATCAAGACATAGGCGTCGGGATCGGACGTCGGATGCTCGAAGTAACCATCGCCGTGCCCAACTGGGTACTCGAGATCCACCCAATAGCCGTCCATGCCCATACTTGCCGTTCCCCTTACCGGAATCTGACGGTAGGGACTTTGCGGGGTCATCTCATCAAAACCTGAGACGCCAACGACTGCGCGGCCTACAGGGTGTTTCGGACCCTTACCGGTCTCCAGCCATTTGGTGGTGACGCCCAGATATTCGGCGATGAGGTGCAGCTTAGTGCTGCTCTTGGAGCGCCCCTTTATGAGTTCGGAAAGGGTGCTTTTGCTCAGCCCGGCGAATTTGGCGCAGGCGGCGGCAGACTTGTCAGGGTCGGCCTCTAGTTCCCAGGCGATCCGCTCGCCGATAGTTGTCGGTGTCATGTTCCGAACTGGAACAGAAAAGAAGTTCGGAATGCCGCTTGACTTAAGTACAGAATTCCGAACATTATATGGCCATGACGACATCATGGCCACAGAGAGTTGTTGAACTTGAGCAGTCCGGCCTGTCGTTGACAGAGATCGCCGCTCGCGTCGGTGTAGCGAAATCGACGATTTCCGAGATCAAGTCTGGAGCGACCAAGGCGCCAAATGGCGATGCGGCGGTGGCCCTTTACAAGCTCCACAGGCGCCGATGCCAGGTCCAATCGGTGGCGCGCCGAAGCGCGGCCGTCAAAGGGGAGGCGGCCGAAGCAGCTCCGGCTCTTCTGAGAGCCGCAGGGCAGGGGCGCTGATATGGACTTCCGCAGCTTCATCGTCGTGAAGCCCGTATATCGCTCCATCGGCGCGGGCTGGTGGCGGCACGTCGGCTGGCATTCGAACGGCATGCTGCCGCTCGCGCGCGCTGCCGATGGAAAGCTTGCTACCCAATTGCTACTGAGCGAAGTCGGTTCAGTGTCTGGAGATACTGCTCTTGGATCAGGCGAAACCTTGGCTGATCGACGCCATTCGCGTCGGAGGTCCAAGTGAATCCTCGGTCCTCCGCAACGCGCCATGCGCCGGCCAAGGCTTCGCGATTTGGGTGCGCCCCGAGTAGCGCCGTCACGGCCACTTCCAGCGCCATTAGCTGCGCCCAAGCGCCACACATCTCGATGTCGTGCCTGTCCATGGATTCCCCTTCGTTGGTTGGTGGAGTTGTGGTGACCGAAGTCTGCCACGAAGGGGAGTCCACCCCCACCCGCGCCGTCCTTGGCGCTGCTCGTTCCGTCGATGTCCGTCCTTGCCTTGGTGTCCATGGCGAGCACGGTACCGCCTGCGCTTCGCGCAAACACGTTTGCTGAGACCGCCCCATGAACATCATTGATGTCATCAAGCGAACCGTCCTGGCCTTCCCTGGCAGCTACGAAGGCATGGCGTCTGCGCTCGGCGCAAGCGCCAACGTTCTGCGAAACAAGCTGTCGCGCGCCAATGACACGCACCACCTCTATCTCGTCGAGGCCATGGAGATCATGGAGCAGGCGCGGGCAGCGAATGTCCCCGATGCGCTGGCGCTCCTGAAGGCGATGGCCGCCGAGTTCGACATGGTGCTCATGCCGGCCGGCGAGCGCCGCCCGATGGGCGACATGTCGCTGGCCGAGAAGGTGCTGGCGCAAACGGCAGCCAACAGCCGCCTGGCCACGTCCGTGATCGAAGCGATTGCCGACGGCAAGATCAGCTCGCCGGAAATGTCGCGCATCACCGAGCTGACGGCTGACGCAACGCAGGCGGACCTCGAGCTGCAGGAGGCTGCGCGAACGTTCGCGGACCAAGTCCCCACCAGGTCGCGGATCTGACCGATGACGCTCACAGGGGAGCGCCACCGCCGACTTCCTCAGCACCTTCGCGATTGCTTCGCGGAGAACGCGAAGTCGCACACCCCTGACGAACTTCTCGCTGCAGAGCTGGCGCTGTCGACCGCGCCTGAGTGCCCGCAGCAATCCCTGTTTTCGTGTGCCGCTAACCGTGGGGTTGCTCCCGCGGGACAGCCGAGTCCGGTCGGTTGCGGCTCTACGGATCTCCGGAACCCGGAATGACCATGACCGACCAACTGCCAGCACCGCTGGTGCCCTCACACGTCGACCTGCGCGGGCTGCCCTACATGCCGCTCGACGTCAACCGGATCCGCGACAGCCAGCTCGCTATCAGTGCATCGGGCGATGAGTTCCGCGCCGCCGTGCTTCTGTGGTGCGCGAGCTGGAACCAAGTACCGGCTGCGAGTCTTCCCGAAGACGACCAGACGCTGGCGGCCTACGCCGGCTATGGCCGCGATCTGAAGAGCTGGAAGCGGGCGCGCGGCGGCGCGATGCGTGGCTTCGTCCAGTGCACTGATGGCCGCTGGTATCACCCTGTGGTCGCCGAGAAGGCCCTAGAGGCGTGGGAAGAGCGCAAGGAATACCGCGACAAGCGTGAGAACGAAGCTGCGCGCCTGAAGCACCACCGCGATGAGCACAAGGCCTTGCGCGATGAGCTGCGCAGCTACGGGATAACGGCGGCCTGGAACGAAAAGATCGAAGCGTTGCGCGCAATGGTCCAGAACGCGCGCCTGCAATCCACCAATACGGAAACTGAAACGCGTACGGGTGAGTTGCATGCAACGGCTAATAAGGGAAGGGAAGAGAAGGGAAGGGAAGGGATTAAAGATCAAGAGACATCCTCACTTCGTTCGGATTCGTCATCGGCTGCGCCGACGACCGCTGGCGCTGAAAGTCAGCAGACCGAAGCGGACAAGCAGCGCAAGCAGGAATTGAAGGCCGCACGAATCGCCGGCATCACGGAGGACGCCATGCAGGTCTACAACGGCCTGCTGGCCAAGCCGCACGGCCTGCTCCCCAAGGTTTCGGACGTCAACCTGGCCAAGAAGCGCCGCTGGGTCGAGCGCTGCATCCAGGTCGCCTCGGACATCTGCCTGCGCCAGTACGGCAACAAGCTCGTCACGCTGCAGTTCTGGCAGGACTACTTCGGCGCCTGCGACATGGACGACTTCATGGCCGGCCGCTCGCGCAATGGCGCCGGCCATGAGAACTGGAAGCCCGACTTCGAATACCTGACCCGGCCCGACGTGATGACGAAGGTGTTCGAGCGCATCACCTCCGACGAGGGACAGGCCGCATGACCGCGCTGTTCCAGTCCAGGCCCGATGGCGAATACCGCCGCTGCAGCCGCTGCGCGCACCTGGGCTATGGCGTAGACGCATGGCATCCCGCTACGCGCGAATTCTGGCCGGTCGTCCGCGGCCGCATCTGGTACGGCCGCTGCCTCGCCTGCGCGAGCGAGATGGCTAGTCGCAAGTTCGGCTTCGTGCCGGCGAAGGCGGCCGCATGACGCTCATCCTGGTGCTGGGCGATTCCATCGATACGCGGCTCTTGGTCAACGCGATCCGCAAACACGAAGCCACTCGCCTGGTGTGGCCGAAGCCCGCGACGGTCCTGGTGCAGGCGGGCGACTTCATCGACCAGCTCAACGATATCGACCTGCCTGCGCCGCTCCTCTTCGATGGCATTGACAGCCATCGGCACCCTCACCGCGGCAAGCGCAGGAGGCAGTGGCGATGAGTGCGCGCGAGCTGCCTTTCAATGTGGAGGCCGAGCAGGCTGTGCTGGGTGGTCTGATGCTTGCGCCGGTGGCCCTGGCCAAGATCGCAGACTGGCTGGACGAGGAATCGTTCTACCGGCGCGATCACCGTGCGATCTACCGCGCCATATGCGAACTGGCCGACAAGGGCGCCGTTGATCCGGTGACGCTGTCCGAATGGTTCGACATGAACGGTCTTTCCGACATCGTTGGCGGCGCGGCCTATCTGATCGAACTGGCCAACATGACGCCCAGCGCGGCGAACATTGTCGCTTACGCGGAAATCGTCGCGGAAAAGGCCCGCCTACGCACCGCGGTAAACATCGGTGAACGGCTCGCTGGCGCTGCGCTTTCCGCTGGCGCGGACTCGCGAACCGTGATGTCGGATGCATCGCATCAGCTGGCGGCGCTCCAGGCCGACAAGCAGCGCGGTGGCCTGGAATCCATCCGCCCGGTGCTCAAGGAATGGTTTCAAGACCTTTCGGCCCGGTTCGACGGCGGCGGCGCGGCGACCGGTCTGCAGACTCCATGGGACGACCTGAACGACGCCATCGGCGGCATGCAGCCTGGCAGCGCCATCGTGCTTGCCGGTCGACCCAACATGGGCAAGTCGATCATCGGCGGCCAGATTGGCACCCATGCGGCGGCCGTGCATCGCCGTCGCACGGGAATCTTCTCGCTTGAAATGACGCGCAACCAGTTCATCGGTCGATCCGTCGCCTGCATTGGCCACATCGACTATCGATGGCTGCAGCGCCCTGACAGTTCGAACGAGGAGGCCTGGCCACGCCTGACCAATGCGATGTCGATCCTCAACGAAGCACCGCTGATGATCGACGAAACACCTGCGCTGTCCATCGAGCAGGTAATGGCCCGCGCGCGACGCGCGCATATGCAGGCACCTCTCGACCTGATCGTTGTTGATCACCTGCACGAGCTGCAGATTGACGGCGACAACGAGAACTCCGAGCACGCGCGTAACGTCCGCCAGCTCAAGGCGCTGGGCAAGGAATTCAACTGCCCAGTGCTGATCCTCGCCCAGCTCAACCGCAAGGTGGAGGACCGCCCCGACAAGCGCCCGCGCATGTCGGACTTGCGTGGCAGCGGCGGCATCGAAGAGGCGGCTGATCTGATCCTCTTCATCTATCGCGACGAGTACTACAACCCTGAATCGCCTGATCGCGGCATCGTCGAAATCTCTGTGGCCAAGGGCCGCGACGTGCAGACGGGCCGCACGATCAAGCTGCTCAGCCGGTACGACCAGATGCGCGCGGAGAACTACGACCCGCTGCTGCACGAGCCATACGTGCCCGCCGAAACGAAACCGCAGAAGTCCGGCTGGGGCCGGCGCAGGAGCAATGATGATTGAGATCGGGCCAGTCACATGGGCGACCGTGTACTACGTCGCCACGCGCGTCGCCGAGCATGCGCTGGAGCAGGGCGCTATCGCGGTGTTCGTCGACAGGAATCGTCTCGTCCGCGTGCTGCCGCACCATGACCTGGACTATGACGCACGCGTGCAGCGCCGTGCGGCCGACCTGGTCGGTGTCTACCGTTCCCACCAGGACTACGCCCAGGGCAGGAAGCAAGGATGGCCCATCGCCGATGACATTCGCGCCCGCCTCGATGAACTCGACGGCGGTATGGCCAGGGTCGCCTGATGCGGTACCAGCAGAAGCCATCCCGCAAACGCATCGAAGGGCCGAAGGCTGGCCGTTCGACCTGCATCAAGACGTTGCTCCAGTGCGAGCACCACGGCCAGTACGTGGGCTACGTCGTGGCGATGACGCGCAGGCCGACAGAGGCGTGCCCGCAGTGTGTGTCGGACAACGAGTGGTACTCGAAGGCCGCCACGGGTCTCTGGCAGGAGCGCGGCGATCGCGCACCAGCCGCTGACGTGCTGGCGCGTGCCGAGCAGATGGCGGGCCACGAGCTCAAGAGGTATCGCCGTGGCTGAGCCCATCGTCTTCGACGTCGCCGAGCGATCGCCGCTGCAGAACACCTGGCAGCGCATGCACTGGGCCGCGCGCCGCAAGGTCTGCCGCCAGTGGGCCCAAATGCTGTTCATCGCCCTTCCGCAGCTGCCGCGCCAGCCGATCGCTCGTTGCGTGATCACCATCGAGCGGTACAGCACCCAGAAGCCTGATCGCGACGGCCGGTATGGCGGCGTGAAACCGATCCTCGATGCGCTGCAGCCGATGTCGAAGCGCCACCCCTACGGGCTGGGATTCATCGCCGACGACAACGACGACTGCATTACCGACCTGAAGGTCAACCACATCCAGAGCCGCGAGAAACGCACGCGGATCACCATCGAACCCATCTGAGGTCAAATCATGGCAGACGGCTCCAGCCAGTCCGGTTTCAACTTCCCGCGCCGCACGCTGGCCAGCGCATTGCGCCCTGGGGAGATCGTTGTCGATTTCTTCGCCGGCGGCGGTGGCGCCAGTGAAGGCCTTCGCATGGCGCTGGGGCGCGATCCGGACGTAGCCGTCAATCACGACCCTCTGGCCATCGGCATGCACTCGGCCAATCACCCGTTCACGCATCACCTGCCGGCCGATGTGTGGACGGTGGACATCCTGCGCGAGGTTGCTGGGCGCCTCGTCGGCTGGTTCCATGCGTCACCGGACTGCACGCACTTCAGCCAGGCCAAGGGTGGGCAGCCGCGAGACCAGGCAACGCGCAGCCTTAGCTGGGTAGTGCTCAAGGTGGCAGGCCGGCTGGCGCGTCATGGCCTGGCGCCGCGGGTTATCAGCCTGGAGAACGTCAAGCAGATTCTTGGCTGGGGCAGGTTGGTCGCCAAGCGCGACAAGGTAACAGGCCGGGTGGTGAGGCTGGATGGCAGTGTTGCCGCCGCTGGCGAGCGCGTGCCGCGGCAGGAACAGTACCTGGTGCCCGACCCGAGGCACCTCGGCCGCACCTGGCGTCGCTTCGTTGTCGAGCTCAAAGCGCTCGGCTATGTCGTCGACTGGAAGAAGGTGCGTGCCGATGACTTTGGCGCCGGTACCGATCGCGAACGGCTTTTCATGATCGCTCGCAACGATGGCCAGCCGATCGTATGGCCAGAGGCCACGCATGGTACCGAGCCAAAGCTGCCGCGCGTTACGGCGGCCGACAGCATCGACTGGGATCTGCTGGGTAGCAGTATCTTCGACCGCAAGCGCCCGCTGCGCCCGAACACCATTCGACGCCTGCTGGACGGTGCGCGCCGCGGCAACTGGCCGGCGCCTTACATCGACGCTTTGGTGGCCTTGCGCGACGGCACGACGCCGAATCTGGCCGTGAGCCGAGAGCAGGCGGAAGAGATTGCACAACGGTTCGGCCACCATGCTGGTCTGGTGATGGCAGTTGGTAGTGGTGGCCTCGCCCGCCCAGTGTCGCGTCCGTTGCCTACGATCACCACCGGTGGCGCTGGCGCATCGCCTCATTACATCAGGCCTGTCATCGTGCACAAGCACAGTTCCGCCGGCGGGCGCGGCGCACGGCCTGTGGATGAGCGCATCCCAACGATCATGACGGCTGGCGCCGGCTACCTCGCGGAGCCGATCATCGCGCCCTATTACGGCAGCGGCAGCGGCACGACTGGCCAACCATGCAGCAAGGCACTCCCAACCGTGACAACGAAAGCTCGCTTCGGTCTGGTGGAGCCTGTCGTGGTTAGCACGTGCAACTCCAGTAGCAGCGGCGTCCGCTTGTCGTCAGATCCCCTGCGGACAATCACGACCGCTCGCGGCGGTGATATGGCGGTGGCAGAGCCGATACTGGTGGAATACCACATCGACATCCTTTACCGCATGCTGGTGGAGCGGGAGCTGTTCAACGCACAGGGCTTCCCCCGCGAATACATCATCGATCGCACTGCAGACGGTCGCCGCATCACGCGCGGCGCCGCAATTCGGATGGTTGGGAACAGCGTCAGCCCGCTGCCGCTGGCGGCTATCGCGCGCGCGAATCTCGATGCACTGGACCAGCGGCTGGCGGTGGCGGCATGAAGCGGGCGCCGATCTCCCGCAAGACCGTGCTGCGCCAGGTATCGCCCAAGCGTGCCGCTTCAATCTCGACCGAAGTGCGCCGAGGTCCCAAGCCGATGCGCGCTGTGGCGATCAAGGCCAGCACCAAGCGCATGCGCCAGGGGCGCAGCACAGGCAAGCCAACGTCGGAGCAGCAGGCACGCTTCCAGCACATCCGTGCAATTGGTTGCATCGCCAGCCTCCTGGATGGGCGCGCTGGCGTGGCGCCTGAAGTGCACCACCTCAACCAGGGCGGCTACCACGGAGGCAAGCGCCGCGGCCATGACTTCACCATCGGCCTGAGCCGCTGGCATCACCAGGGCATTCCGCCCGAAGGCATGAACGAGTGCCAGGCGCGGGTGGCACTGGGCCCCAGCTACAAGCTCCACAAGATGGCCTTCCGGGCGCGTTACGGTACCGACGATCAGCTGCTTGAAACGACGAACAAGCTGATCGCGCTGCGTGAGGTGACTCCATGAGCCTGCGGCGTCGCCACGCACCAAGGTTCCTCTGCTATCTCGGCGTGCACGATTGGCGTCGAGTCCTCCGCTGGCGGTGGTTTCCGATGACTCGGTTCATCTTGAGGGACCGCTACTACCAGCTCGTCCCGGGCGGTGGCTGGTGGAAGGCTGGCGCCGTCTGCCGCAGCTGCGGCAAGCGGGTGCATTGATGACCCTCTACACGGGACCGGAGCGAGCCACGGAACGGCAGATGGCCAAAAGGACAATGGCCAAGATCCTCAGGGCAGGCGGATGCGCCGTCTGCAAGAACGCCGTACATGGTTTCAATCTCTCGGCCTGCGACACCTTGGGCCGAGTATTCCCGCGCTGCCTCAGCACGCCGGGCAAGCAGTTCGAACTCGACGACGCCAAGCTCAAGGGGGCAAAGTGACCCATCCCGCATATCTCCTCGCGCGCCTCAATCCCAAGAACGTGCGCCATGACGTTGGCTCCGGTGGGTTGCCCGAGCTAACGCCACAGGACATCGCCGCTGCACTGGCGTTCGTGCCCGAAGGCCTGGGGCGCGAGATGGTCATGCGCGTCTGGTGGCCCGACGGCGCCCAGCTCACCGCCGAGGATCTCGACCAGCTCATCATGGAAGCGCAGCTGACGGAATGGATGGACCGAGGGCGTGCGCTGCTCGATGCGCAGTTGCTCGAAGCCGTGGCTGGGACATCCGAGCAGAAGCGGTTCGCGGCAATGCGTCTTGAAACCGCCAAGCTGCGCATGTGGCCACGCCTCGGTGGCGATGGATCCTGCTACGGTCCGATCCGAAAAGCCGTGCTGGCGGAGATCAGTGCTGCAACCAAGTGCGGTGCGTGCCAGGGGCGCGCGGTGCGCCTGATCGATAGACGCATTGTCATCTGTGGAGACTGTGACGGATCGGGCCATATGAGGGTTAGTGACCGCGCACGTGCCGAAATGATTGATAAGGACCATAAAGCCTATCAGCGCATCTACGGCAAGGTGTACGAGTGGACCTTCAACCTGTGCCGCGATGCCATGGCTCCGGCGGTCTCTCAATTCCGACATGCCGTTGAATGAGTGCGTCTAGGAATACTTCCTAGGGGATCGTTCTTGAACCGGTCGAGAAACGCCACCACCTCTTCCAGTGACAGGGGGAAAAATAATCTGGGAGAGAGAAAAATGGCTGAGATCAAGTTGCCGCTCGACGCGGCAATCGTTAATACGCATGAGCTTCACGGCAAGTTTGCCATCAGCAATGAGCATGGCCTCGTGCTGATCGGGTTCTACCCAAACGCTGGCGAAGAGCACCTGCACGCTATTGAGTTTCACCTCGACGGCGAGCACCAGTTCAAGATGGAACATATGCCAGGCAAGGACGGGGCGGGATGGCCTCGCTATTTCGATCAAGGGTTCGCGCTCGATGTGCGCCGGGTTGCCGTCACCATGCTCGATGCTGGAAAGTTCCAGAATGGTGCGACGGTGGAGGCGGGAGATCTGTTCGTTTACGACGGCTCGACCTACCTCATTGGTCAACCCGAGGACCCGCGGCAAGGCAATGGCATTAACCTCGATACGAAGGCAGTCCGGCACATCTCGCACGGGGACGGCTATGTCGTGAAGAAATGGCGCATCGACGCGTACGGTCCGCACGACCAGATCGTACTAAGCTTCGGGGTCAGCTGAGCCAACGAGCGCGTCGCCCGGCGTGGGGTAATGACACCACCCCACTTTTAGTGGTCAACTTGCTATGTGGGCGATGCTGCCCAACCAATAAAGCCCTGCCGACACCGGTGGGGCTTTTCTTTTGGAAGGTTCCGCTGGGGTGGCCGGCACGCGGCGTCGAAAACCGCTGGCGCGCAGCGATGCGTGGGCGTTCGACTCGTCAACCTTCCGCCAATTGCCGGCCGCAGCCTCCGCGCTGACGCAGCCTGGCGCCGCAGTATGGCCAGAGGCCGCGGCCGCTGGCGCCGGACACCTTGAGGACAGCGATATGCTGATCGGAATTGCTGGGCCCAAGCGGTCCGGCAAAGACACCCTTGCGCAGGGCCTGAGCAAAGAGCTCGGCCTGCCGGTGGACAGCTTCGCTGCACCACTGCGCAAGTTCGTCGCCGAGTTGCTCAATTGCAGCATGGCCACGCTGGATTCGTGCAAGGAACACCCGATCAAGTGGCTGGACGGCGCCACGCCGCGCAGCATGATGCAGACGGTCGGCACGGAATGGGGCAGGGAAATGGTCCACCCGGAATTGTGGGTGCGCTCGCTGTTCCACCGTCTTGGCAGAACCGGCGGCATCATCAGTGATGTCCGGTTTCCCAACGAGGCGCGCGAGATCCGCGCACGTGGAGGCGTGGTGATCGCGCTGACGCGCCCTGGCACAGGTGTTGGCGACGCGCATGTGAGCGAGAAGCCGCTCGACCCGGGCCTCGTCAACGTTCGCCTGGAGAACGACAAGGGGCCCCGGGATCTCGTGCTGGCGGCTTTGCAGGCCCTCGCGGCTCACGGACTTAATCGAGTCTCCATGGATCCGCCTGCTTTCGAAATCGATGACCTGCTGGCGGCCGAGTCACACGTGGCTCCTCAGTTTGCATCTGGCGGCTTCGTTGGTGCGGGCAGGCCATTTCTGCTTGGTGAGAGTGGCACCGAAGAGCTTTGCACCCGCGAAGAGTTCGAACGGGCGCGAGGAGCCACCGGCCTATGATCTGCCCGACCTGCGGAAAGGATGGCGCCAAGAAGAATGGGGGCGGCCGTGGGTGGTGCGTGGCTGGTCGCCATAGCTTCGATCTTCAGGGCGCACGCGGTGCCCCCAGCGATGGCGACATTGATCTTCTACGCCGCGAAGTGCATGCGCTGAAAGCTGAGAACAGGCGGCTGGCCAGTGAGTCTGCCGACCTGACGGCTATCAAGCGCATCATCCACAACGTCGACGTGAACGTAACAAACCCGGCGCCGTGGCTTACCGGTGCGGCGCCGAAGGGCAAGCTGGTGCACGGCGTCCCGACGCTGATGCTGTCAGACCTTCACTTCGGTGAGACGGTGTTCGCCAACCAGGTGAACGGCGTCAACCAGTACAACACGACCATCGCCAAGCGCCGCCTGCGCCGAGTTGTGGATGGCTCCGTCAAGCTGTTGCGCCACACGCTCGCGCCGGGCCAATTCGGCGGCATGGTCGTGATCCTCGGCGGTGACATGGTCGATGGGGTCATCCACGACGAGCTGCGCGACACCGCCGACGAGACGGTCATGCAGTCGGTGATCACGCTCCACGACGAGCTGGTCCCGAGC